TGGGGTATCTAGGTATGGAATGTCACAACAGCTTATGGAACAAACGAACTGCTCTATACTTCAAGGGCTGTATATGGCTGATTTAATTATTCAAGTCCTAGGTGAACTAGTGCAAGCCCCACAGGAAACTATGGCTTGGCTTAAGAATTTGGTGCAACCAGCAACAGACAGCGGATGTCCTATGGTATGGTCTAGCCCTTCTGGATTCCCTGTGTACCAGCCTTATTTTGTGGGTAGGTCAAAGTCAATTAAGTTGCGTATTGGCGATACAATTAGGTACATCAACATGACCCACAAGATTACCAACAAGATTGACAAGGAAGCACAAATCAACAGCTTTGCCCCCAACTTTATCCACAGCCTAGACGCAAGCCTAGTGCATATTTCTGTGGACAGAATGAGCAAGCAAGGAATTAAAAGCCTTTTCACAATCCACGATTGCTTTGGTTGTCATGCAAGTGCTGTGCCCACCATGAGAAAGGTTGTAGCGGAAACCATGAGGGATATTTTTAAACAACCGATATTGAAAGCATTAAAAGAACAAGTGGCATCATCTATTAGCCAACCTACTAACTTCACTTCGGAGCCTTTTTATGGGGGTTTTCCCATTGACCGCATTACGGAGAGTCCGTATATTATTAAATAATATGACAACAAAATACACATTCACAAGTGAAGATACAGAAACGGGGCCGTCATACGGATTCCCAAAAACAAAAACAACAATCGAGTTTGAAGCTAAAGACATCTTTGAAGTCCTCGAAGGCTTTCAGCAATTTCTTAAAGGAAGCGGATTCCACCCAACAGGTCGCCTTGACTTTGTAACTGAATCCAATAATCTTCAACCAGACTTAACTGGGTTTTCATTGGTGAACCCAGTAGGCAACAACTAAACACACCAAAACACAGAAAGGTAAAAACACAACATGGATAAGAAGTATAATCGTGTGCGTTTGACCAGCCCAAAGGGGGTGGCGATGTACCCGAAGCTGAATAAAGCAGATACTAAATTCAACGAGGATGGAGTTTATTCTACGAAACTGCTCGTTTCAAAGGATGAAGCTACTTCGTTTGTACAGGCGGTAAAGCAACTCCTCAAAGAACACTACGAGGAAACTTGCAAACAGCAGAACAAGACAAAGTTGAAACTTGCTGATTACCCTTGGAAAGAAAATGAAGAGGGAGACAAGCTGGAGATTAACTTCAAGCTCCCTGCTAAAGTGAAGACAAAGAACGGAGAGGCCATTGAGATGCGTCCCGCTTTGTTCGACAGCAAGGGTTCCCCGTGCGACAAACTGATCGGTGGCGGTTCCGTCATCAAGATTGGTTGCGAGGCTAGTCCTTGGTTTGTCCCAGCCCTAGGGGTTGGAGTTACCCTCCGTCTCCGTGCGGTGCAAGTCATCGACCTAAAAGAACCCTCGGCTGGCGGTTCTACCTTTGAGAGCTTTGGATTCTCTTCGGAAGAAGAAGGATTCGTTGCTCAAGGTGAAACATTCCCAGAACTTAACAAAAAGAAGGAGTCCTCCGATGTATCGAGCAAAACGCCCGAACTACCAGAGGACTTCTAAATATAGAAGCGGTCTCGAAGTCCAGATTGCATCCCAGCTTGAGAAGGCTGGGGTGCAGTTTGGGTACGAAACCCAACGCCTAAAATATCAAAGAATATGTCATTACATACCAGACTTTATACTTCCAAACGGAGTGCTGATCGAGGGGAAGGGGTGGTTCACACCACAGGACAGGAGCAAGTTGCTTCTTCTAAAAAAACAAGACCCAAATTTAGACATTCGATTGGTGTTTTCCAAGTCTTCAACTCGTCTAAACAAGAAGTCCCGCACCACCTACGGAGAATGGTCAACGACAAACGGGTTCCTCTGGAGTGAGAAAGTAATCCCCCCAGAATGGCTGATTTTGTAAGACATACAGAATGTAGTAAGTGTGGGTCGTCAGATGCCAATGCCGAGTATTCTGACGGCTCTACTTATTGCTTTTCTTGCAGAGCGTACTCAAAAACTGACGGACAAATTAAGGAGAAACCAAACATTTATATGGCTAATTTATTAGAAGGTAGTGTCTTGGCTTTGACAAAACGCAATATCCACATGGAGACTTGCCAGAAGTTTAACTACAGGACAGGGGAGTTTAATGGAAAGCCTGTTCAGATTGCAGAATACAGGAACAAAGAAGGGATTCTTGTAGCCCAGAAGCTACGCTTTCCAAACAAGGACTTTATGATTCTTGGGGATGCCTCCGAGATGACTTTGTTCGGTCAGCATTTGTTTAGGGATGGTGGCAAGATGCTTGTGATTACTGAAGGTGAGATTGATTGCCTTTCTGTATCGCAAGCTCAAGGCAACAAGTGGCCTGTGGTATCCATTCCTACTGGGGCACAATCGGCTACGAAGGCTCTTCGTAAGAACATTGATTGGGTTGAGAAGTTTGAGAAGGTCGTGTTTATGTTTGATATGGACGAAGCTGGGAAGAAAGCTTCCAAGGAGTGTGCATCTTTATTGAGTCCAGGGAAAGCTCGTATCGCTTCGTTGCAGATGAAAGACCCTAACGAGTTACTAGTTGCTGGGAGAGGGCCAGAGATTATTGATGCAATTTGGAGTGCAAAGGAGTTTAGGCCAGATGGAATCGTAGGGGGCAACGAACTTTGGGATTACATCACCAAGGTTGACCTTCAAGAGTCTGTGTCCTACCCCTACGCTGGTGTATCAGCCATGACCCACGGAATCCGCAAGGGTGAACTGGTTACAATCTGTGCTGGTTCTGGAATAGGAAAGAGCCAGTTTTGCAGGGAGATCGCCCATTGGCTTCTACGCAACAACAAGACCATTGGCTACATCGCTCTTGAGGAGTCGGTCAGACGGACAGCTTTGGGCATCTTGGCGATTGAGGCCAGCAAGCCGTTGCACATTAAGCCAGAGAGTGTCACCGAGGATGAACTTAAGAACTTGTTCAAGGGAACCATAAGCGAGAAGTTTTTTACTTATGACCATTTCGGTTCTTTGGATTCAGATAACCTTCTTAATAGGGTTCGCTACATGGCTAGGGGCTGTGGTTGTGAATACATTGTACTCGACCACTTGAGTATTGTTGTGTCGGGTATGGGTGATGGAGACGAGCGTAGGCTTATTGATAACACCATGACCAAACTCCGCAGTCTTGTGGAAGAACTTAAGATCGGGATGATTCTTGTGTCCCACCTAAAGCGTCCAGAAGGCAGGGGGCATGAAGATGGTGCAACCACAAGCCTGTCACAGCTTCGAGGTTCCGCTGGTATTGCCCAGCTTTCCGACATTGTGATCGGTTTGGAGCGTGACCAGCAAGCCGAGGGCAACGACAGGAACATCACTAGTATCCGTATTCTAAAGAATAGGTTTACTGGAGAAACTGGTATCAGTTGCCGTCTGGAATACAGCAAGGAAACAGGCCGTCTCAAGGAGATTGCAATTCCAGATTCAGAGATTGAAGTCCCAGAAGAGTTGGAATAAAGTAGGTAAAACACAACATGAAAACACTTATATTCGACTTGGAATCAGATCATCTAGTAGAAAAGACCACCAAGATTCATTGTCTTGTCATTACAGATATGGATTCTGGTGAGACAACTAGGTACAACAGCCAGCCAAACGGAAACTCTATTGAGGATGGATTGAAGTTACTTGCTTCAGCCGACAAGATTATTGGGCACAATATTATTGGGTTTGATTTGCTGGTTATTAAGAAGCTGTATAGCTGGTTTAAAGCACCAAGAAGCATTGAGGATACTTTGGTTATGACCCGTTTGATTTGGCCCGACCTAAAGGAGAATGATTTTGCTAGGCTAAACGATGGGTTCCCAAAGGAGATGATTGGTTCCCATTCTCTTAAGGCTTGGGGTATTCGGATTGGTTTACACAAAGGTGACTTTAAGGAAAACAATGGCTTTGAGGTTTGGACTCCAGCTATGGAGGATTACTGCGTACAGGATGTAGCGGTTACTTTGAAGCTATACCGCCTTATTCAGAGCAAGAATCCATCGAGCAAAAGCATTGAACTTGAGCATCAGTTTGCTCGGATTATGCAGAAGCAAGAGATTTATGGGTTTAAGTTTGATAACGAAAAGGCAGAACTTCTCTGTGCTGTGCTACAAAAGAAGAGGGCAGAAATTGAGGCTGATATGCAAGCTGTGTTCCCACCAGATGAGGAAGAGATGAAGTCTAACTTATGGGTAACCCTTGACGGAAAAGAGTGGACAACAAAGAAGTCGGCTGTAGAGGCTGGATACAAGGCAAAGGAAATAGCAAAGGGTGACAAGAAAAAGAAAATCATCCCGTTTAATCCAGGCAGTAGAGACCAGATTGCAAACCGATTCATCAAAAAAGGTTGGAAGCCAGAAGAGTTTACACCAGATGGCAAACCCAAAGTTGACGAACAGGTGCTTACGGCTCTTGAACGGATGGGCTTCGCAGAGGCCAAACCCCTCCTAGAATATCTTCTTGTCTCCAAGAGACTAGGCCAGCTTGCCGAGGGCAACGAGGCTTGGATGAAGCTGGTTAAAGCTGACGGGCGTATGCACGGCAGGGTAATCACTAATGGAGCAGTCACGGGTCGTTGCACTCATCGAGGCCCGAATATGGCTCAAGTACCTAGGGTTGGGTCAGCTTATGGTGAAAATTGCCGTAGCCTCTTTGTAGCTACAAATGGTTTTAAGCTGATTGGAGCAGATGCAAGCGGGATTGAGTTGCGTTGCTTGGCTCATTTTATGGCTCCTTATGACGGAGGTAGCTACGCCAAGGTGCTTCTTGAAGGTGACATCCATACGGCTAACCAGACGGCTTCTGGGCTACCGACACGCAACGATGCAAAGACCTTTATCTATGCCTTCTTATACGGAGCAGGGCCAGCCAAGATTGGTAGCATCATCAACAAGGGAGAGAAGGAAGGCCGTAAGATTATAGACCAGTTTCAGACCAAGCTACCAGCCATCAAGAGGCTTAAGGATGCGGTTGAGTTAGCTGTGAGTCAGCGTGGTTATTTAATAGGGCTGGATGGTAGGCATCTACCAGTACGATCTACCCATGCTTCTTTGAATGTCTTGTTGCAGTCGGCTGGGGCTTTGATTATGAAGAAAGCGACTATTAATCTTGTTACTTCTCTTGAAACACAGGGGTATAATTTTGCTAAAGATTACGGGATTGTAGCCCATATACACGATGAGTTACAGATTGAGGCAAAGTCTGGTATCGAGGAGTTAGTTGGAAAGACAGCCGTGCAATCAATTAGGCAAGCTGGTGCTGATTTTAACTTTCGTTGCCCTCTTGACGGGGAGTTTAAAATCGGCTCTAATTGGGCAGAGACCCATTGAGTGAGACAACCAAGTGAAATTGAACTTTCGTATCTTGCTGGCTATTTTGACGGAGAAGGCTGTATCCATATCTCAAAACTTGGGGGTCGAGTTATTACTATTAAATCGTGTTATCCAAAAGTTGTTCACAAATTCCATAAAGTATATGGAGGGTGGTTTAAAAAAATGCCTAACATATCTAAACAAAAACAATGGAGGCATTTTTATAATTTTAGGGCATACGGAGATGATGCCCTCAATGTTGTCAACAGCTTATTCCCATTTCTGCGTGAGAAAAAGGAGCAAGCTAGATTGTTTATTAAATATAGCAACTCAAAGGATGCTC